TCACTACGCCCTAGATAAAGAGATAAGAATAAAATACGGCAAATCTTATTACGAATTTATGAATGATCCAGAACTTGTAGGTTTACTATCTCAGCCAGGATCAGCACAGTTTAAAGAGTTTGCAGAGATAGAAGCACGGGCTGTACAGAATGCACTTAGAAACACCTTCTCTAAAAAATATGGTGGTCAAGATGGATTGATACAGCAGACCGCTAATGTAATTGAAGAGTTGAGGTCTGTTCCTGGAATTGGTGCTTTAGCTCCGTTTGGTCAATTCTGGAACAACAGTGTAGCATACATGTTAGATCATTCTGGACTTACTCTATTAAATAGGTACACATTAAAAGCTGGTGGAAAAGCTGTAACTGAAAGAGATCTATTAGACCTATATACAAAGACTGCTGTTGGTTGGGGTGCCTTAGCTATTGCTTCAAGATCTCAAATAGAAAATCTTGAAGAAGGCCTTGCTTGGTACGAAGATAGGGAGGAAACTGGTGCGGTTAGAAACTATTTGTATGACTATCCAAGAAATGTACCTATGTTAGTTGGAAGAATGTGGGCGCACAAAGTTAGGGATGGAGAAATACCGAGAGAATTGGTAACTGCTTTTGGTGATAACTTTGGTACTCGTGCTTTGGTAAAAGATTTAGGTGGTGCATTTGGAATAGTAAGTCAAGCTACTATGATGGCAGCACAAGCAAAAGACGGAGAGTTTTTTGATTTAGGTACGCAGTTTATAACTGATATAGGTACCTCTTATACATCTGGTTTTACTAGAGCACTTGATCCTATCAACCAAGTTGTTGCTATGACTAGAGGAGAGGACTATAAAGTAGTTGATAAAAAAGAAGGTAATCAACTTGTAAACGAATCTATGAGATACTTTGACCAAATATTTGATGTATTAGCCCCAGAAAACGTAAAAGAAACTTTGGGAAGAGCTGAAACAGAAAAACAAAAAGCTCTTACAGCAGAGCCTAGTCAAGTACCCATTGGTAGAATATTTGGTTATAGAGAAGTACTGCCTTCTACTACGATAGAAAAGTTATACAACGACATTGGTAAACCTCAGTGGAAAACAGAAATAAAAAGCAAGTCTCCAGAGGCAGTAAATCTTTTTAATAAGTATGTCAGACCAAGGATAGAATTATATGCAGACTCTGTTATAGACAGTGGTGAATGGGACAACATGTCTTTAAGGCAGAAACAGGATACCCTTAATGCCATAATGGGTAAAGCTAAAAAAGAAGCAAAAGAAAGTCTTAAAAGGTCTATAAACCCTGAAGATAGAAAGACTCAACTTATCTTTAGAGTAAAAGATATAGGTAGAAAAGAAGACTTAGAACAGGCACTAGACTACTTTGACATTTCCGAAAAAGATATGTGGACGCTAGACGTAAACCAACTTATGTTAGTTGAAGACTACATAGAAAATTTTGTCAACAACAGAAAACAACAAAGAAAAGATTTAGGACTAGACTAATCTTCTAACATTTTATCAGCCCACTCAAAGGCCTCATGTTTGATTTCTTCAACTCTAGCACGCCCTTGATTAGCCGCCAGAAGCCCTGCAAGAGCTTGTCCTGCAAGGTAAAGGCGAGCGGTCAAGGGTTTATTTTTTATTGGCCTACCTATTTTTTTCTTTCGGTATTCCTCTGCTTCTGCCTCAAGACTTAATTGCTTCTTGTTCAAGTACCCGCTCCAAGTTATAAAAGTAAGCCTGATTAAAACCAAGCTGCCACTTTCTGTGCTCTGTAAAGTTATTTTCGTGGTGGTAGGGATTTGTAAGCTGACCCTTTCTAAAAGCCAGCCTACCTTGTTCGTAAGGAGTCATTTTCTTTTTTCCTTCATAGCCTCTAACATTCTGTTTAGGTACCACTGTGCCTTCTCCATGTCTTCTACAGGATTGTTTTTATACCTGTGCCTGTGTTGATATTTGATCATGTTTCCTTGACAGTAAGCTATAAAACCATCAACTCCTAAGACCTGCTTAATGTAATCAATACACTCGATACCACTTACATTATAATGAGCAGGTCTGTTTACTGGATCATAATCTGCCATCTACGCTCCTATGTCTACAATTTCACATACATCACCAGTACAAGCAAATGTCTGACTGCTTGAAGTGGTGTCCTCTTTTTCATACTCTGAAAGTTTAGCCCAGTCAATAGCTTTTGGCATTAAACCTAACAAAGTTTTATAGTCGTGTTGTCCTATCTGCTGATAAGGTGCTTGCTGATAAGTGTGCTCATTGTAGGGCAGGAATGATACACCAGACATTTCATCAAAGTGTTCATGCACAAATGCACCCACAGAAAGCCACTCATCTTTTCGTACATTTACTGTAATGCTAGGTTTATGTTCACACCAGTGTCTTTGATAGATCAACCAAGTTTCTAGCTGCTCAATAGCTGAAAGATCTTCAGTTACAATAGCACCATTAGGAGCTTTGATTGGAAAACTAAACACAGTAGTAGCATCAGGCTTCATTACATCAGGCTCGTTAGGTATGCCTTGTTCTTTCATGAAGAAGGTAAGAGGGTCTTTGTTATCTCCCCTGACGGTTCTAATGTAATAATTCGAATGACGTGGGTGTATCCCAGAGGCGCTATCAACGAGCTGGGATACTGTTCCACTGGGTTTGACACAGGTGATTGCCGCTGACTTAGGAATGCCCAAGCGATCAGCCCAGCTATCATTAGCGGCAACAGAAATTTTACGAAGATGTTCAAGAGTTTTATCCAATCCTTTATTCTTGGTGGTTAGTAACCTGTTGTCCATTATCCCTGTGAGTGACACACCAAGCAGACGTTCTTCTTCCGTATTACGCTGCCACACTTTTCGCAAGTATGGAAACTTGGTGTAGGCTGACTGAACTGTTCCAAGAATAGTTGCAATGCGGATCTTTCGCTCAAGATCTTCGATAGTGTCTGTAGCCCTGACCACAACTTCTGTAAGATTACAGAACTGATAAGGACGAAGAATGATTTCAGAACATGGATTAGTTCCAAAGTCCCAGTCAGGATCACGCCTGTCAAATTTACCAGCTTGTTTTTTAGCTGCTTCACGGTTAAATATACCACGCTCACCACTCCCTGATTCGACCAGAGACATCCACTCACGCATAAAAGAGATGGCATCTGGTTTTTCTGTGTAAGACACAGAGTTATTAGCGAGAGCACGTTGAGGATCATTCTCCCACCAAGCACCTGACTTAGCGTGACGCATACGGTCATCACTCAGATTAGATAAAGAAATCATAGCTGATCTACGAACACCACCAACTACAACTACTTCACCAATTTTACACATGATGTCATGGCACTCAATAGAGGATAGCTTTCGTCCCTGAGCATCTTTGAAGACTTTAATAACAAAGTTAAAGAGGTCTACAAGAGGCGCTGGTCCAGAAGCTCTACCACCAAAAGTCTTTAGTCTTGCACCTGCTGGACGTACAAGGCTTATGTCCCATTGAGGAATCTCACCAGCCCACAGGAGTGCCAACAATTGTCTAAACGCCTTAGCCCATCCCTCCTTACTGTCCTTGACAACGATAGTGGTATCGCTCTGGAAGAGAGTAGGGACTTCAGGGAGCTTACTGATGTACTGCCTCTCAACACTGAAGCCAACACCAGTACCACAGAGAAGGATGAACATAGCTTCATCGAAGGACTTAGGGTCATCTACGGGTAGGTAGCTACAGTTATACCCTGCAGTATTGTCACGCTCTAAGGCTGGACCAGCAGTCATCATAGCCCTCATGGAAGGCATGACTTCAAGATTAAGGATTGCATCACGTATTTGATTTACGTATGTGTCATCTCCAATCTTTGGGCGTACTACATTATCCATGTAACGCTCAACTGTTTCCAGCCAAGACTCTCTACGATTCTCTTTTTCCAACCATCTTGCATAGCGTGAGGTGTGAATAAAAGCTTGGTAGTCAGTTGGTAAATAGTTGTTCATCTTTTATCACCATTTCCTTTCAGTGTACCACGTTTTTTTCGATCTTGTAACTTGTCAAGATTATTCTTCGCTACCTCTCCCATGTCAACATTTAAGTCTCTACAAAGAGCAGCGATATACCACAGACAATCCCCTATCTCGTCTGCAATACCTTCCCTATCAAATTTACCATCCCGTAAGATCTTCTTTACTTTGTTGGCTACCTCTCCTGCCTCTGCTGCAAGACCTAAAGCAGGATAGAGAACCTGATGTTCTGTTTTGTAGATTGCGGTATCAGAAGCAGCATTCTGATAATAATCAAAGCCAATATCTGATATGTTCCAATAGTCAATTTGTTCTTTAGTCAGCACGTTGTATCACCTCACAACTTGTTATTGTTACATCATCTAAGTCATAGATACAGTCTCTTATGAGATCTTCTATAACATCACAATTGTCTCCTGTCAACTCCAAGAAGTTTGCATCCCTATCTACAAGTATATTCAAAGTTACCTCGTAGGGAAAACCCAAGTTATACTGTTTTTTCTGTATTAGTCAAGCTTTCCCTCCCTTATTCTGATATTTTTTATCAGTTCGTCACTTGCCATAGACATCTCGTAATCTTCCCAACGAGACGAACTCTGGTTCATAGTAGCCATCCTGGACATTTCTCTTAACAATAACGCCCTTCCACCACTCCATGTTCGACTGCCCAGCCCAACCTTCTTCCCCTCCTTTGAAGCAACCTGCGACCAAGCCGATAGTCGGATTAGGATGTGCATCGTCTTTAAAAAATAGACTACGCTTATGACTGTGGCCAACAGTAGTGCTGCAGTGGCGTTTTTGGACAAGCCCATAAGCATGGTGTAGACCAGACATAGCTGTACCATAATTACCACTAGCAATGTAGTGAGCATACGAGACACCATCGTAATCAAAGATGGCGGGGGCCGAGTTGTTATATTGGTGATACTCATCAAACCATACATCCGTTTGCAGGTGTGAGAAGCTGATTCCGTAAGTAGCTCCTTCTAGTCTAGGATCGTTTGCTATAGCTTTCTTGATCCTGTTTTCGTGATTTCCTTCAAAGCCAAAGAAAGCTGGACGTCTCTTCTTCATAGTTCTGAACTTACGTCTCATTCTGTCCATAGCATCGTTGTAGTGATTGATATCAGACTCATAGTTTTGAGCTACGATAGCTTGAGGATAACGTGTATCAAAACTGTTGAGTGATTTCAAATCAGCACCATCACCTAGATCAATAACATAATCTGGCCTGATGTCATAGAGAAATTCTCCAAGCCAATCAAACCTGTCATTTGGTATTGATAGAT